CCGGATTAGTTCATTAGCGGTCATGGGATAGGTGTCCTCCTTTGAAGTTCTGTAAACATGATAACAATATAACATGATAAGTGTCAAGACTTTTTTGTTGAAAATTTGGGAACAGCCCCTCCCCGCGCCAGCGGGGCCGGCCGACGGTCCCCCTCCGGTCCCCGGCCGGGCAGGTCCGGAGCGGAGCAGGTCCGGAGCGGAGCAGGTCCGGAGCGGAGCGGAGCAGGTCCGGAGCGGAGCGGAGCAGGTCCGGAGCGGAGCGGAGCAGGTCCGGAGCGGAGCGGAGCAGGATCCGCTGCAGGACCGGAGCAGGATCCGCGGCAGGACCGGAGCAGGATCCGCGGCAGGACCGGCTGCAGGACCGGCTGCAGGTCCTGCCCGGCGTCCGATTCTGTTGAGTTCCGGACGCCTTCAACTATAACGATCTCCGCCGCAGCTATAACAAAAATTTATCAAAGATCCCTGATATTCCTACTTCACAATATCAAAGTTCTTTGATAGAATGGAATCATCAAAGAACGACGGCCACCCGGAGCCGGAAATCCGGGAGCCCGGGAGCCCGGGCAGGAAGGGAAGACGATGATCACTGAAGGAATGCTGCAGGCCATGTTCAAAGAAGACCGGGAGGGAACCCGCGACTATCTCCGGACCATGAAAGACCAGATCAAGCTGCTGGAGCAGCTCAAAGATGAGACCGGCCGCCCGGACTGGACCGTCGAAGCATGGATCAAAGAAATCGGCTTTTGCAACGCGGCGGACGTCATGAGCACATTGATGCGCCGGCATGGCTGGGACGGCCGGATCGATCCGCGCAACGTGGACGCCTTCCAATATGGCGGGCTGGATCGGGACGCGGCCGTCGATCATGACGTCTACACCCGGATGCATATGGCCCACTTGGATCAGATCGCGACGGCCTTCCGGAGACTCTCCCCGGAGCGGATCGCGGAGCTGGACGTCATGCGGGATGATCCCGCGGAGCCGGAGCAGCCCGCAGCGGAGCCGGAGCAGCCCGCAGCGGAGCCGGAGCAGCCCGCAGCGGAGCCGGAGCAGCCCGCAGCGGAGCCGATGCAGGCCGGCCGGCCGTCGATCCCGGGCTGCAGGAACCGCGCGGAAAAACGCGCCGCGGGCTACTACAACGACAAAGTGCTGGCCAAGTTCCGGGCCGCGCTTGATCAGGCCCGCGCGGACTATGCCGCGGACCCGGACCGTTACAACGTGAGTATTTCAAACGCTAATTCCAAAATGGGCGCCGTCGCGTCCGTTTCCCTGCTCCCGTTCCTGACTTGCCCGGCGTGCTGTAAAGGGACCTGCGGCGCGAAATGCTATGCCGCCAAACTGGCAAACCTCCGGCCGTCCGTCCTCCGCGCGTATGCCATGAATACAGCAATTTGGTCCGCGGATCCGGAAAAGTTTTTCCGCCAGGTCCGCGCCGCAATTATGGGAGTTCGGTTTTTCCGGTTCCACGTTTCCGGGGATATCCCCGGCGCGGACTATTTCCGGCGAATGCTGGCGGCAGCCGCGGAAAATTCTCACTGTCAGATCCTTTGCTTCACAAAGGCTTTTTCCCTGGTAAATAACGCTATCGCGGCCGGCGCCGTCATTCCGTCAAACCTGCATTTGCTGTTTTCCGGATGGTCCAATCTCACGCCGGACAACCCGTATCAGATCCCGGAAACAAATGTAATCGAAAAAGGCGCGGAGCCGCGCGAAAATTGGAAAGTATGCGGCGGGAATTGTTTTAACTGTGCGTGCCGCGGCGTTGGTTGCTGGCAAGCTGGCGCCGGCGACGTCGTAGCATTCCCGATCCACTGATCAAGACACGACGGGAGGGGGGGGAATGTGATGAAAGCACTTTCAATCCGGCAGCCGCATGCCGCACTGATCGCCGCAGGCGTAAAGCGGATGGAGACCCGCAGCCGCGCAACGTCATACCGCGGGCCGATCCTGATCCATGCCAGCCGCGGACCGATCCCGGCGGAGGCCCTGCAGCGGGCCGGTCTAATGGAGCTGGCCGCAGGTCTCCCGGACGTCCGCGGGGCCTACGTGGCCCGGGCTGTCCTGACTGACTGCATCCATATCACGCCGGAGCTGGCGGAGCAGCTGCAGCGGGAAAACCCGGCGGAATATGTCGCCGGCTATTATACGCCCGGGCGCTGGGCGTGGGTATTGGAGAACGTGGAGCCACTGCCGGAGCCGGTCCCGGCGCGCGGGTTCCCGTGGTTGTGGGAGGTGGTCTCATGGTCCTGATCATCCTGATCCTGATACTCTGCGGGCCGGCGCTGGTCCGGTCCGCGGAGAACGGCCGGCGCCGGGCGGAGGCGGAGCGCCGGCAGGCGGAGCGGGCCGCGGAGCTGCAGGCCCGGCAGGCGGAGCGGGCCGCGGAGGCGGAGCGGCGCCGGGATCGGATAACAGCGGAGGCGCGGACCGTGATTGAATTTTGGGAGCCGCGCCGGCGGGACCTACTGCAGCGTATTAACGCGGAACAGGACGCGCGGAGGCGGGAACGATTAGAAACACAACTATTCCAGGTGGAGCAGCGACTGCAAAAGGCATATTGGATCCTAGAAAACTAGGATCCTTTTTTTTATGCCTGATCAGTCCGAAAAAAGGCGCTAGATTTGATTCTAAGCGCCTTTTGTCTTTTATGGTACAGTTCCCTTGCTAGCGCCAAAACCGCCTAGAATCGCGATATTTTAGGCCGTGCGCGGCGCTGCCAGTCCGGGACCGGAGCGGACCGGATCCCGGCGGAGGACCGGCGGGAGGCGGCCGGAGGCCGGACCAGGGCGGTTTCAGCCCAGCGGGGGAGAGGGCCCTACCCCGTTTTCCGAAAACCGGTTTTCAAAAAATCCCTTTCTGCGCCTTCAGTAGAAAATTTTTTGCCTTCTTCAAATTTTAGAGCTTTCTGCGTTTTTCTCGAGCACAGTACGCCCAAAAATTAAAAGAGTGTACTCGGGCAAAAACCCAGTAACCACGGGCGTTTGCGGCGCATCCGAGTCCACCGAGTCCACTGTGCACACATTTTTCTAACTTTTATTTTAACGTTTTTCTATGAAATAATATTTATATTTTATATTATTATTTCTTCTATTTTTCTATAAATAGTTTCATGTAGATATTAGTGTACTCGGTGTACTCACATATAGTAAAACCCTTATAGAATAAGGAAAAAATGGTGAGTCCACCCCCTTAAAAGAGGTGGACTCGGAGTGTACTCGGTGGACTCGGCTTAGTCGTTCTGGTCCGGATTCTCCAGCAGATCGTACCTTTCTGCGATCTGGGCAGGATCTTGTGCGTCTTGGATCGGCTGGTTCGGAGTCAGCACCACGTCCTGCACATCTTTGTACTGGAACATGTTCTTGGCCAGAAAGATTCCGGAGGCCGGATTGACCTTTCCGTTCTGCAGATAATCGACCATCAGCTCCTCCAGCATATTGCACGCTTTCCTTATCACGTCGGAGTGTGTTTCACTTCTATAATCCCCTCTTTTCCACGTATTCACAGTATCCCGGCTGACCCCTAACCAATTCGCCATACCCACCATATTCGGCTTTCTGTCGTTTTCAATACAGAATCCGAAATAGTCGTAGATCCTCTTCTCTACCTGCTTTTCATCCGATATATCAATCGGCGGCAGATTCAGCGACGCCATAGCGTACCGCAGATACCTTGCATTGTCCCCCGGCTCCACGTTTTCTTCCCCGAACTTCTGCAGGTCCGGTCTGTTCCTGTGTTTCTTCTGTTTCACAATATCTGTAACAGCATCCTCAGTCTTCTTATTGCTCATTCCGTTCAATCCTTTCCCAGTGATATCCGTAAGCAGTTTCCTGCTTTCCGGTCACTGCTTTCCATATTTCCGAATAGGTCCCGCCAGTCCTTTCTGCAGCTTCCCTAATGCTCCGGAATGTCAGACCGGTCTCCGCACATCTGACCCGTCTTTGCCTTTTTTCTCTATCTTGAGATAGACATTCATCCATTTTCATATCTTCCCCTTACATTTTCCTGTTCAATCTAATCCACCAAACTTCTCTATCTTGAGATAGAGTTTTTTCCCTTAAAAGTTTTCCATCCTTGCGCGGTTCAGTCTCTTCCCGATCTCCACCTTCTGCGCTTCGGTCAGCTCCCGCTTCCTAGCTGGATTGTGCCCCATCCGGTACGGCCACAGCGGGCAGTCCTCCGACCGGCACAGCCGGACCTCTGCGGGCTGGTCACAGCAGCAGTCCAGACATTTGGCCCGGATGGCCTTGACAGGTGTCAGTCTTTCTTCCATTATTCTGTCCTCCTTCATTTCCACTTATCCCCGGTCCTTGCTTTCAGGGACGCCCGCTCATCCCGGAAGCAGGACCCGAGGTTTTCCCCCTTTCTTTCTGCTTCCCCGTTCGGCCAGAAGTGCAGCTCCCCATCCGGGAACCACCGTTCAAACCGCGCATCCGGGTAACGCGCCTTCACAAACTCCCAGAAACGGTTTACATCCTGTTCCATTTTTCCATAACCTCCTCCCAGCTCATGTCGCGGAACATCCGGACGGGCGGCTTATGCTCCCAGCCGAACGTGTAGGCGTAGTGCAGGATCTTGGCGTCCACGTCCATCTGGTCTGTACAGGTGAACCGGCTGACATTCCATTCCGGGCCCAGCGGCTTGATCCGGCAGTACTCATTGATGCAGTCCTGCTCCAGCCACTGGTACCGCTTCGTGTTCATCCTGTGGAGCATCACGGCGTCCAGTCCGTCCCGGTGGATGGCGTCAAGGTCCATCATCATCACACCGGCGCTGATATAGGGC